TGCCTGGGCTGCATGTATGCGGATCGCGCGGACCCGGCCCGGGCTTCGGGACTACTAATTCGTCACTGCGTAAAGATGCGATGTGATCCCGAGGTTCATGTATGTCGGCGGAGCGTCTGCAGCGTCCGTCTGGACCCATAACTCGAAGTTCAGACCTAGGTAGGCGTACTGCGCAAGAAGGTTGACGCCTGTTACCAGTGGAATGCCGCTGACGATGGGGTTTCCTGATGCGTTCGCAATGTCGAGCACCCAACCGCCATTAGTCGTGTCGCGCCACTGCAGCGTAAAGGTGTATTGCGTACCGACGAGCGAGACGAGGAACGTCTGCGGCGCTGGCGTTAGCGGAATTTCAAAAGTTGATGCCATCAGTGCGCCAGCCTGTAAAGGACGCTAGTCGTCGTCGCTTGCGGCTGCTTCGTGCCAGTGTTTGACGTTGCCGCGGTCTTCTGCGGGCTCGCCATGTTCGCCGCTGGCTGAAGCTGCGTGGTCGTCGTCTGAACGATGATCACCTCGCGGCAATGCAGAGTCGCGATCAGCGAGTTCTCCGTCTTCGCGTCGGTCGTCGTATCCAACGACTGGATCAGCATGTTCGAGTACTTGCGCTTCCCGGTTGATATGTCAAAAGGGATGCGCTGTTTCTGAAGCGCCAGAAGATCCTGATATGTGCTGCGCGAGTAGTTGCCGAACTGCAGCGTTCCGATTGAAGCGAGGCTGCTGTTCGACCACCCGATCGTCATCGTCAGCTCAGACGGCTTCTTGTATGCATGGTCCGAGATTGCGGCACCCTGTTCGACCGGGTGATCGGTGATCACGAGCTCGTCGTGATGTCGCTCCTCGAGCGTGACATACAGCGAAAACGAACCGAGCGACGAATTGATCGAGCGCTTCGGACTGAAGAAGGCGCTAACCAGTTCACCGCCGATCGATGCCGCGATGCCGATGCCAGTTTGCAGGAAGTTGCTCATTGCGCTTTCGGTTGCATGTTGCGCACCAGGCGCTGATTGACTCCGCCTTGGGCCTGAGCGACCGCCTGTGCGGTGGCGTGCGGATCGCCCGATCCATCGACATGGATGGTCGTCGTCTGGCTGACAGAGATGGGTGCATTACCCGGCGCTCCGGCCGCGCGTACGCCCGAAGCCGCTGCGATCTGCTCTGCGCTATACGGGTTCTTGCCGTTCTCGACCTTGATGATCGCGCCCATCAAGCCTTGCAGGACGCGCGGATCGTTGAGATCGAGAGCCGAGTCGGCGCCAATGCCAAGACCCTTTGACACGGATCCAATGTAAGCCTGAGTGTTGTTCTCGCTGGCCGGCGCGAACTTGGATATGATGGCCCGCACCGAGTTGATCCCGCGGGTGCCATACCGACGCAGCTGATCCGCAAGGGCGCGTAAGCCGGCTTCTGCGCTCTGGAAAACCGCGAATCGTCCGTTAGGACCGCCTTCCTTCGTTGCCCCCGCTTGCCCGACGTAGTTCAGATTTCCGGGGTTGTTGTTACGGATGCCGCGGGGGTCGGCTGGATTCGCGATTGACGCAGAAGGAGATGACGCCGATGTGGCTGGCGATCCTCCGCCATTCATCGATGCCTGAGCTGCATCTACCGTTCCGCGCACGCCCGCTAGAGCAGAGGCGAAGGCGTCTTTGGCGAACGAAGCCGTGCGCGCCATGATGTCCTTCGCCTTCTGTCCGGCCTGATCCCATTTGCCGGTCAGTACATCGGTGATCAGTGTCACCATGTCCAGCAGATTGCCGAACCCCGCCTTGATTGCGCCAAGAAGGATGTCGCCGATCGCTGTCAGGGCGGGGCCGAAGATGTTCAGCAGGACATGAGCGAGTTTGCCCAACTCCGCACCAAGGTCTTTCAACCCCGCAACGGCGGCTTGTATCTGCGGCTGCCACTTGCTCCAGTCGATCAGGCTCTTGCCGCCTTCCTTCCAGACCTTGTAATCGTCGTACAGCGCGAGAATCGCAGCGCCGAGCGCAACTATGATCCCGATCGGCGAGGCGAGAAAGCCCATGTTGAGCAATCGCCAGCCGGCGTATAGCGCGGCTACAGACTCGATCAGGGTCTTCGTGCCGCTATCCAGTCCGTCGAACCAGTCGATAAGAGCGCCGATCGCCTGCATGCCGCGAAGCGCAAGGCTGCTGACGACATCAGCCATCTTGAGGACAACACCGACAACCCGCTCGATGATGCTCGAGATGCGCCCGAAGTTGTCGACCAGGCCCTCCCTGAACCGCTTGATGTCTCCTGACATCTTGCCGGCCAGAGATGTCCCGACCTTCTGGCTCAAGATCACGAATGCGGCGCCAAGACTGCGCACCTGATTCATGAACGCATGCGACGATTCGGCGGCCTGCTGCGAGTTCAGGCCCGCTTTCGCGAGCATGTCCTTGTAGTCGTCGCCGAACTGGCCTACGCCCTGACGCAATGCCATCAGGGTTTTCTCGTCAATTCCGAGAGCTTGCGCGTATGCGTTCGCCCGGTAATACGGCATGTTCGCGAACTGCTTGCCAAGATCCTTGAGGATGTCGGTCGTGTCGCGGAGTTGCCCGTTAGCGCCTTGCGTCTGGACGCCGAGACTTTGAATCAGCCCCGAAGCGCCCGGACTATTGCGCATGAAGCGCGCGAGGTTTTCGAGTGATCCCTTCGCTGCATCGGCCGTCGAACCCATCTGGGCTGCGGCGAAACCGAGCGCCTGGATGTTCGCTACTGCTGCTCCTGTCCGCTGCGAAGCGAAGTACAGCGACTCCATCTGAGATGCGATGACGGTGACGCCTGCCACAACAGCAGTCGACGCGGTCTTGATCGCGACGCCGAGCTCGGCAACTTTTAGCGATGCGCCAACAATGCTATCGACGAATTTCTTCTGGCCGGATTGATCGACATTGAAGCCGAGCGATACCAAAAACTCTTTGATCGTATCAGCGGCCATTCTGACTCTCTGCTATGCGTTGGGCGATCTGCTGGTTTTCGGCGAGCACGTCGAGTGCTTCGTTCATGACCGCGATGTCGGCAAGATCAATTGAGCCGTTCTTCAGGCTTTCGTATAGGCACATGCGCCTGACTACTGGACGCATTAGCCAGTCGAGCCCGTCAGCCATGTGCGCCCACGCTATGCCGCTGTCTGGCCCGCTGCCTTGTTCGCGAGCAGGCCGGAGATAAAAGGGCCGAGGCTATCCCAGATGACTTTCGCGGTGATCTGCGTCATCGATCCAAGGTCGATGTCGTCGAACATCAGAGACTTGGCGTTTTGATTCCAGACAGACGCCCAGTTCCCCTGCTGATTGCGCGCTACGACACCTAGGCAGGCATTGAAGACGTATTCGCAGTCAGCGTCCGGCATGTCGGCAAGCGCCTGCGCGAGCGGTTCGAATGCTTGGGCCATCCCCGTCAGGTCAGCCTTCATCGCATCGCCGCTTTCCGCGAATTTCAGGAACATCGGCAGGAGCTTCGGAACGATCGGGGCGATCTTGCGCGAGACGTGGAGTTGCTTGAAGGCGTCGAGTTTTTCGGCCCGATACCGCTGGCCGGCAATTTCAAATTCGAGTGACATCTCGTGTCCTTTGAGAGGGTCCAGTGAGGGAGCGTCGGCGGGCGCTGGACTAGCGCTTTTCGATAGCTGGTCTAGCCGACGCTATGGAGGGTTAGTACGTGCCCAGCGCCGAGTCAATTTTCCCGGCATCAAACACCCACGTAATGACGTCGCCGTCTTTCTTGTAGGTGATGTCTGGCTTCTTTTTGAACGCGCACTGCCGGCCGACGTGAAGGTCACCCGCCGCAGTGTTCGAGATCGTGATAATGTTGTTGCCCCACAGCGAAGCCGACAAGGCTTGCGCATCATAGGTCGACATCAGCTTCTGATTCAGCGGACTGGTCTTCAGCAGGCGCACTGTGATCTGGCCGGACTTGTCGGCGTGCAGGCTATGCATCACCTCGCCATCCGCACCGACCGTCATCGTGTTCTTGTCGGCGGCAGCGGCAACGTCAATACCTTCTTCCGCGTTGGCCGAACCGTAGCCAAGAGAAAAGACCCCGGTGGGGCCAACGAACGTCGCGGTGACGTCCTTGAATGAATAGCTCGGCATGTTTTACCTTTAGCGAGTTACGTTGACCGTGAGCTGAACCGAGTGGATCGCGCCGGCCTCAAGCAATGCCATCTGGAACGGCACAGACTTGCGAGCTTGACGGTCCGATGCGGATTGCGATGAGATGGGCGGGGTGTACACGTAGTAGCCCTTCGAGAGCGTGTCGCCTTGGTTCAGCGCTCCGAAACCAGCCGACGTCCACACGCCTGCGCCCGCGTAACCGTTGTTCAACGCAGCATCGCCGGCCTTCTCCATCACCGCTGCGAGTTGCTGGTTGCCCGCGTCCGTCTGCGGGATCTTCGTCGGGCTGAGATATAGCGCGTTGTAGAGATCGGTCTGAACGCGGCTGCGGAACCAGATCGCGTTGTAGATCGAATCGATGAAGATGCCGCTCGGCGTCACACCCGTCTGGATGATCGCGGTCGAGTTATCGAAGTTGACGAAATAGTTGTACTTCTTGGCGTCAAGCGCGTTGGCTTGTGTCGTGTTCAGCGACTCTGCGACGATGCCCGGCTCGGTCTTGAAGTCCAGCGTGATCGTCGTGCGGTTGCCGTTGAAATTCACGGTCAGCAGACGGCCAAACAGCGAGGCGACCGCGTACGGGGTCGTGCTCGAATACTGCACGATGCTGTACTTGTAGCCGAGTTGCGCCATCTGATAGCCGAGGTCACTCGTCTGCGTCGGATCGACTGCGGCAGGCTCCTGAGACGTTGCGCCGTACAGGTGTTTCTGATCGGCTTCGATGAATGCAGCGACGGCCAGATGTTGCACGTTGGTGATCGACGTATCGGCGAATGCGACTCCGAGGAACTGCGTGCCTGCATAGCCGATCATCGCTGAAACCGCATCGACTGGCTGTTCTGCCGCGACGCCATTGGACGGGACCGATGCAACGCCAGTCACCAGACCGAGCTGGGCCGAGACATCCTGACCGCCTGCCGGCGAGGTCGCATAGGTGATCGTCGATGCATTGACGCCACCCGAAAGCGTTGCGCCAGAGACGGTCGTGTTCGTGCCGCTCTTGGCGAGCGTGAAGGCATTGCCCGCGGTGCCCACCGATGCGTAGGTGACGGTGACCACGCCGAGCGCCGTCGAGTACTTGCACTTGCTGATGTTGAGGTCAGCCGATGCTTGCAGGAACGCTTGCAGATTCGCTGCGGTTTGCGCTGCAGTGCCGCCGATGAGCACCTGGTTGCCGGTCGGATTCGCAGCAACGAACGTAACGGCCGTGCCGCCGATCGTGACCGTATCATTGGCTGCAGGAACGCCCGTCAGCGTGATCGTGCCGCTTGCGGCCGTGCCCGCACCGGTCGTAGCGCTCGTGATCTCGAAGCGGCTGTAGTTCGCATTCCACACGCACGAGCCGGCCGCACCCAGCGCCGTCGAGATGACAGACGCAACGCCGTTGAGATTCGTCTGAGCGGTGAAGTCGAGCGCAGTGACGTTCTTGACGATGCCGTCGATCGTCACCGTAAAGCCGCCGTTAGATACGGTCGTCCACGCAGACATCGCCTGGGCGGCAACGGAGGTGAATCCGCCCTTTAGCTTCGCCGAGGTAGCAACCTTGGCCCAGCGGCCAACGAGCAGCGTCGACGGCTGAGGAACCTGCTGAAAGTACAGATTCGCCGCCTGATATTCAGGCGCCGTCAGACCGAAGTCAGTTCCAACAGCAGCGGCCGAGGCGTACGAACGGAAGCGCTCGCCAGTGTCGATAACCGACGACGCGCCCATGATGAGGCCCGTATTCAGGTTCGCACCTTGCGCCGCCTGCGGCGACATGTTGATCGTGACGTTGATTAGCCGCGAGACCGGCAGGGTGTTCGCCATTTATTGGCTCCAAAAGAAAAAGCCCGCTCAGTGGCGGGCTTGTCGAAGAGGTGAATCGGCTTACTGGGAACTGATCGGGCCAGTAACCGTACTGGTCTGGACCGTGCCTTGTGCGGTGAGGATGTTCAGGACCGCATAGCTGCGCGTGATCTTGCGGCGGAACGTCAGTTCGATGTCATATCGCCTGACCCATTGCTCATTGATCAGGTCGGGTGCTGCGCGGATCGGCCCAGTGTCGACGCTGTTCATGTCCTGCGCTTTTAACTGCTCGAGGTTCTGCGGAATCGCCAGACCATCCG